TCGTTCAGCTGCAGCAGCCGTGTCACTCAAGATTCGGTTACCGCTTGAGGCGACTTGAGCACCAGAAGTAGTGGTCCACTCGCCAACAGCAGCGCCGAATCTTTCAAACGCTGTTTTTTCTAGGGTAACGTCACTTGGGTTGGCCATCGTGTACACTTTATGGAAGGTTATGCATGAATATTTATCAAAAGAAAAAGGGATGGAAAAATCCATCCCTTTTTAGTGGCTTTCGCCGATTGGCTCACTGGCCTAACGATTAAGTCAGGATCAAGCCACCAAGTGCATTGCCAGACATGCCGGACGAGAGAACTTGACGTGCATGGTCGAAGCGAATCGACAGTGCAATCGTCAGTGCTTCAGAAGCACCATAGTCCAGTTCGCCGAAGTCAGCTGAAACAAACCAGCAACCTTCAAGCTTCCACGATTCGGTCACGAGTTCGTTACCATCGAGAAGATCGATCTTGGTACCGAACTTGTAAGTCGAAGCAGTAGCTTCAGAGTTCAGCCAAGGACCGGTTGCACCGATCAGGCGTTGTTGCTTCTCAAGCTGGGCTTGAACAACCTTGGATGCTTGGTTGGTCACGTCGTCTTCAACTGTCAGAGCGCACGGTTCCCACGAGTGCTTACCAGCAACATAGGCGGTCGAGTTGTAGCGATCAAGCTTGATTTCTTCGAACGAAAGATTCGGGCGCGAACAGGTCGTGGCTTGAAGGGAGATTTCGTTACCCATCGTGCCGGAGCCAAGGCCGCTGAAAGTAATTCTCCAGCGGTTCTTGATCTTCGGCATCAGGATGCCGTTACCGACACCTGCAATACCTACTTCAGACAGAGTTGCCATTTCTTATTCTCCTCTAATTAGCTCATCTTCGCGCCGGTCGACAAGACGCGGATCGGGATGTAGATGAATTCAACCGCTTTCACTGGCTTGAGAGCGATGTCAACGTGCAGCTCGTTGCGGTCGATACGGGTCGGGGTGTTGTTCGAGGTATCACACAGGGTGACGAAGTCGTACAAGCCACGCTTGACCATGATGTCGCCGAGGAAACCATCGATCATCGCCTTGATGTTATCGCGGGTGATTTGATCGTTTGGTTCGAACACGAACGGGAACGAAGCTTTGCGGATGCTGCGCTTGATGTACATCAGTTCACGAACGACGTTGACACGGTCAAGAGCAGAAGCAGCAGAAGCGGAGGTCTTTTGACCCCAGATGATGATGCCACGACCTGGGAAGAACACGATCGGGTTGATGTTCTTGAAGAACTCATACAACACGTCACGTTGACCTTGGTTGAGATTGCACTCAAGGAAGGTGGTGGCAGTACCAAGGGTACCAGTCACATAACCAACCTTCGAAACACCGGTCACCAAACCGCGACGAACACCAGCAGGAGCGAACCAAACTTCAGACACGCTGTCCGAGTAAGCGAACGTCTTCAGTGCAATACCAGAGGCAGCACAGTAGATGTCAGAGCCATCAAGGTTCGAAGCGAGACCGTGCGGGTAGTAGTAAGCAACGTTGGTGCCGTGGAAGCGTTCAGAGGTCATTGACCATTGAGCGGTATCTTCCGGAGTCTTGTCGAGCGGGCAGTCAGCAATAACGAAAGCTTCTTCATTGATTGCGAGAGACAGATTCAACAGTTCATCAACGACCTCATGGAAACCAGGACAGATGAGAATGTTGTACTCGTAGTACTCAGAACGGACATCTTGGTTCGAATTGATTTCTGCTTGAAGAGCACGGACGATGGAGAGGCGCTTTGCAGCGTCATTGGCACCGAGTGGGTTCGAAACAGTTTGATTCGTCACGTTGATCGTGAAGGTATCACCGGCTTCAAAAGGAACAGTGCCATTGCTGACAATGAAACTGAGCATGCCGTTGTTGTACGGGACACCAACAGATGCGGTACCTTGAGGACCAGAGGTATAACCAGAGACAGAGAACAGATCGGCGTTGATAGCGGTCACGGTCCACAGTTCGGTCATAGCGGATTGTTGATTGACTTGGATGTTCGTGACAACACCGTTACCGATGCCGGAGAAGACCGGGTTGGTAGCAATCTTGCTGACGATATCCGAATCGGCCAGGTCGACATCAGCACGAACAACGTATGCGACGTTGCCGATGGTCAAGTACTGGTTGAGCGCGAACAGGCCGTACTCGTTTCTTGCATCACCGTGCAGCTGATTGCCAGCTGAGTCGGTTCTGAAGTTCGGGACACCATAAGTGCTGGTTGACTGAAGAATTGAGGTGATCGTTCTCACGACAGAGTGTTCTTTTGTTCCGAGAGCATCGGAGATGCCGTTCGGCTGTTTCTTATCGGCACGGGTTGCCAAGAAGATCAGCGGGACGGTAGGAGCCGAAACCGGAATATAGAAAGACTCGTCAATGATCGTAACGCTCACGCCTGGTGAAACTAGTGTTGGCATTTTGACTTCCTCCAAATGGGTGCTGCCATACTTTTAAGTATGTTCAGTTTATTTATTGATTCAACAGCTCGTTTTCTTAAAAAAAGGCGCTGTTAATCTAATTATGCTTTTTTAAACAACGGCTTCACTGCAGCAAGATAATCGCTTGGCAGTTTGTCATTGAGATTCTCGATGACTGCATTCACCATTTCCTCGGTAATGCTGATGAGGTTGTCGAGTGAGTCATCGAATGGCCCATCAACCTCATCCATCGTCTTCTCATGATCAGCTTTTCTGAAGGCCATCTCTTTGACCGCGGCACTGGCGGCCGAAACCAAGACCATAGTGGCCAGGTCGTGAGGACTATTGGCTTGAGGGTGTTTTACGTCCTCAGTAACTTCTTTCGTGGTGTCGATAAGTTCTTTGATTAGTTTGAATGGCATGGTATTCCTTAGATCGTGAATGGGACAAGTTCACCGTTCTCATCAACCTCAAATGAAGTAGGAGAATCGTAGGTCCCGATATGGAGTTGGATTTTGTTGACGTAGTCAGTCTTGATGTCCATTGGTGGAGTCAACCAAATCGGCACCATGAATGAGTAGGTCCAAACAAGCATACGTTTGTCAGTCCCGGCTGGCATCGACTCTTCATTGTTGATCCCGGTGAGCTCAATGGTCGTGATCTTCGTCCAGTCAAAAGCTTTGTCTGAAGTCTGGATCTGAAGGATCGGATCAAAGAGCATGAGGATCTGCTCAGAAATCTGAAGTGACTGATCGGTGTTCGATGAGTAGGCATGCACATCGAAGGTCAGGTTGTACGGGATCGGCATCAGGCGTTCAGCAACTCTGAGGTCGTTCGGGAAGGTCCCTCCAGTAGGAAGGAAGGTGGTACGGTCAATGCCGCCTACACCTTTTCTTCGATCCGGGGCAAGTTCAATCCCAGTGAGATACACGCTGAGCATTGGGACCGGATACATCTTGTTCTGGTTGAAGCCCATAGCAATCCCAGCAACAACACGGTCTTGCGACCCATAGTGTACAGGAAGACGAAGGGCTTCAATCTCTCCGGTTGCACCTTTTCCGGTTCTCACTTCAAGCCCAGAGAATACGTTGACCATCTGAACGATGTATGAACGGATCTGTTTGTTGTAGTAATAGTTCGTGATCATTCGTTGAGATCCTTTTTATTGCCAGAGCTGAGAATCTTTCTCATGCTAGGCTTATGTGACGAGTAGAGCTGTCGTTTGTCTTGTTCCTTGAAAATCCATTTGTTCTTTCTCATGGACCATTGGAACAAGCGTGGTGGGATCTGATACGAAGCTTCATAGACAAGGCGATGGTAGTCGCCATCTTTTGGATTTGCTGGGTAGTTCAACCCCTCGGTGTACGGAAGATTGTTTGGTGGGAGACCGTCTTCGGTGTACACATCAGTTGGAGCCACGATAGGAATCTCTTTGGTGATCGTGTTTCCTGCGGCATCCGGTAGGGTCACCAGAATAGAAGTTTCTTGGAAATCCGTGTTGTCTGCACCAGTTAGAGGGACAGCAGCAAGGGCTTCTTTAGAGTTCACTTCCATCGTTCTCGTCGTCGAGATCTCGATAGGGAAATCATCCATCATGAACTGAGAGTCGGTGATGTCAGAAAGATCACCAACACCCTGAATAAGGTCTCGGTTCTCCATGGTCGAGTTCATCGGTTGAGCATAGAATCTGAACAGGATTGGCTGCCAGTTCGGAGTGTATCCGTCAGTGCTCCATCCAGCATCAGTGACCTCAAGCCACTTCTTCACTGCATGAAGATTGTAGTCGTATTGCTTCTCTGAAGGCAATTCAAGAATGTCGCCGATCACCACTGGGCGACCAAGTTTCTTCACCATCACGTCATAGGAAACAGTGAAGATGTATTGTTGCGGGATGTCAATCCCGAAGCGAGAGAGTTCCGATTGAACATCAAGAAGGTCGTAGTGAGCCTTGATCATGGTCGAGATTTGTGAGTACTGACGATCTCTGTTTTCAAGAAGCGTAGCATCTTGGATTGTCGTGAGAGAAGTAGTGGTCATCTCAAGCATCTCAACCTCTTCAACTTCCCATGGCTTACCAACAGCCACGCCACTGAACATGACTGGGATCAGTCTCCACTTATTTGAAGGCGCTGACTGTCTGAGACCAATGGTCTCGAGCTGATCGGTATTTGGAACGTTTACGACATCAGCTCGAACCCAATTCACTCCATCGTCAGATCGCTCTACTCGAACTTGAGTGACACGCATTTCTGGGTCAGCACTCTGTTTGATTCGGATCGTGGTGATGTGGAGTTTGGTAGTCGCGTGGCTTGAGTATCTGTCGCCAGTGTTGAGCTTATTTCTGACAGTACCGAAATCGTACCCGATGAAGGCCGGCGACGAAACCACATCGAAGCCGGTTTGAACAGAGCGCCAGACCAGACCATCGTTGTTGAAAGCGCTTGATGCATCAAAGCCGGCAGGAGTCCCAGAAGAGAGGGCCCAACCTTCACCAGTCAGGTCAACAGTGGATCCTTGATTGTGAATCCCGAGCAGTGGGAAAATATTGACAGGGGCACCTGCAACCTCTAGTGCTTCAGCCGCATTTGCTGCCGCGTAATTTGCATCGAATTCAGCACAAGGATTCCCAGTCATGCTCCAGGTTGGGAGCTGGAGATCCTTTAGTTGATAGCTTTCTGGAGTATCGGCCATTGGTTATCCCATCAAGAAGCTGTAGTTGCCGAAGCCAGTACCATTACCGATCTCGAAATCCGAGATCTGTCTGAGGAGTTCCTGTTGCTCAGATTCAGCCTTTGCGAGAAGCGAATCACCGTTCAATGAAACTCCACCGCCAGCGCCTGGAAGACTGCCGAACTTGGAACGAATGAGGCCAAGTGCTTGGAAGCATTCAGAGAGAGCCCAGTTCTGGATCCACTGACATGTGTAGCGATCAACCAGGAGTTCCTGTTCAGTCTTCTCCATCATGCACTCAACCAGTACTCGCTCCTCTGTCTGGACGTTTCTATACGTCGACAATTCTCTAGTTGGTTCGTAATACTGGCACGGAATATCACCAGCAAAAAGCTGAGTAAATGTTTCGCTGAGCTGAGCCATGAGGTGGACTGACACAAGGTCAATTTGACCAGAGTTGCGACCAGGCATGTAGTAGTCGCGAATCATTTGCTGGTAGTAGATATTGTTGTCACCGACCCCAATCAATCCAAGACCGCCCATTCGGTTAATCTTGATCACATCGGTCACTTTGTTCGTTCCGAGAGATGGGTCGTTGAGGTAGTAGGTCTGTTGGCCAGGCTTCATCGTCATGAAGAAGTATCTGCGAAGATAGGCTGCATCACTTCGCTGTCTGAGCTCTTGAATCCCTTGTTGGATTGCAATTTGGAAATGGTCTTCAGTAAGCTCAACGCAGACAACTGGCCAGCCAAGCATCTTCTTGAGGGTATCCATGAGTTCGACTCGCTCAACATAAGAGCCAGTGGTGCCGACATTCTTCTTGTCGGTCATCGATAGTCCAGCATTCTGCATCTCAACTTCATTCCATACCGTGCCATCCCAAGTATAGAGAGTGCGGAGTCTGGTGTTATAGAAGAAATCGCCAACGGCCTTACCTGTTGCTGGATTGGTATTGGCCGTTGGGACAGTAGCAGTTGAAGCAGGGATCCAAGCTGCACCAGACCACATCTGAACGATCTTTGAATTCAGGTCGAAATAGATCTGCCCAAGGTGAGGACTAGTAGGAGGCGTGTCCAACTGGATAATGTCACCAGCATATGAATCAGTGTTTTGAACTCTTGGGTCAGACAGCACACCATAGTTGTAGTACTGTTTGCCAGAAGTGACCAGATGGAGAGCAAAGAAATAATCAATGCCATCAACTAAACCAGTTAGACTAATCGTATTGGTTGTTTTGTCACCGTAAAATGCACCAATGACTTTAGCCAACCCAATGGTATTATTCGGATTGGAAAGATCTGTTGAAGGGTTGTACTTAACCCCATCGGTCGGCATGTTCGATGGATTGAAATCTCTCGTGGAAGAAAGTACGAGAGCACCATCATATGCGTTAGTTGTCTTTGGAAGAGTCCAGCTCACCACACCAGTGGTTGGTCCGGTTCTCTCAAACGACAAAACGATATTGCGACCCTCTAGAGTCACATAGCTTTCTGGGTTAGTCACTGTGTTAGCCATAACAAAGCCTTTTCTTTTAACTTTCAGATATTTATCCCAAGGGTAAGTTTGATCAGGAATAAATAAGAGAGCAAAGATTTCCACCAATTACGGAGACGTTGAAGATGCAACTTTCACAAATTATGCGCTTGGCTGAGAGCGCTGTCCTCGTTTCTCGTAGAGGACCTCGGCACACTGAAAAAGATTGATGGCGGCTTGAGAACTATCCTGAAAAAGGGTATGGTCGCCATGAGAAACTACGCTCAACACGGTAGTGTCACTTATGAACTTGGTAAGGACAGCCCAGTTGAGGATATCGTTTTTCAACAACTCATCTGAAGTCTTCAAGGCTATCGGCGACTCTTCGCTGGTTGTTTTGATCGACGGTGGTGGCAATCAAGTTGCTGCCATTCGTGAGCTTGGTAGTGGTTGGTCAATCGTGATCAAGAAGAGCTTCTGCGATGCTAATAAGCTGGCAGACAGCCCAGAACGTAAGTCCTGGGAAAAGTACTTCGACGGTTGGGAAAACGTGTACAAACACGATGATGTGACCAACAAGGTCCAGGACAAACCAGACACCCGTTCCTACTTTGAAACAGAACAGATGGGTAAGGTCGCAATGTCGGCAGTGGTCAAGAACATTCTCCAGTACACTGGCAAGAAGACCAAAGGCCTCGTTGTCTACGGCGACAAGAACCGTCAAGCAGTTCGCAACCAACGTTCAGCAGACCGTGCAGAAGAAGTCCCAACCAAACCAAAGGATCCAGGTGGCTACAGCTATGAGTACCAAGCCTACCTGAGCACAGCCCGTAACGCGCTTCAAAAGCGCCTGGAACTCCACAAGGGTAAGAAGTCGAAATCGTTCGAAGATGTGAACGAGGTTCGTGACTACTTCATGACTGCCAAGAAATTTGATGAGAAGACCCAGATCGATGGATTCATCTACGTCCTGAGCAAGTATGGTGATGGTGATGCTGGTAAGAAGTACGGCCTGATGAAAGGCCAAGCATTCAAGGTTCAGTGGGATATCGAAGAAGAATCTCCGAAGATGTCCAAGCTCAAAGAGATGATCGAAGCAGCCAAGAAGAACAAAGACAAAAAGGCTGCCGCGGCTCTCGTTGATTTGATTCCGCCACAGAACGTTGTGGTTACTTTCAA